CCAGACACGTTAAATGTAAAGCATTGTTGTTATGATGTAAAGCGTTTCTTTTATTATTTGGTTACTCACAGTGCCGAAAATCTCGGAATCTGTTCTATGCAATCTCGGAATCCAATGTTAGTTTTGCATGGATTTTTACTAAAACTTCACACCTTTCCGCTTTAAAGCATCACTTTCCGCTTTAAAACATCATAAATGTAGCTTTTCTGCGTCAATATCTACATAAATGTTTACATTTCCAGCAGTGCTTTCATTACCATTACAACGAGCGCCGTCATTAGTAACCAGCTCATTAGCTCAATCCACTCCTCGTCACTCATCTATCCAATCCTCGAATGCGTCTTGCTTAACTGGATCAATGTAGTTGAGTTCATGCCAGGATATTGAGTAACTCCAGTGCTCAGTCGCTGCCTCTTCGCACCAAGCCGCAAACTTCGCGTGTTCAATATCAGCGTAAACGCCGACCACATAGTTATGACCGTAGTCATCTTTCATCTCTACCACATACATTGTAAGTACCTCGCCTCGGCTTGACGATCTCGACCGCCCTCTGCCTCGTATACTCGGTTGACTCTTGTACGCTCAGATCATCCATCAAGCAGTAGTCCTTTTTGAATCTATCTGCCATCGTCTGCGCTGCCTGAATTGATACGATGATATCCTCAATCATCTCATCAAGTTCGCTTTCCATTGTACTATCCTTTTTTGACATTAGTAAACTTTCGCCCATGTAGCACCGGACCGCGCTAATGCGATTGTGTTGCGGTGCACCCCATACTTCTTGGCAAGCTGCGGATAGGTCAACCCGTTTCGATTAATTCGAATAGCCTTGACCTGGGCTGCTGTCAGTTTGCGTTTTGGCATTGCTAACCCTCTGCACACTTTGGCTTTCGGTTTTCGTAGTCGGGCCAGTGGCCTTCGCACACCATGCGCTCATAGAATTTGGCCTGGGCTTCGGCTTCGGCTACGTCCATCGAGCCGACTAGACCTAGAACGAGGAAAAAGGCGCAAGCGCCTAGTATGATTTGATAGCGTTTCATGAGTGCTCCAGGGGCCGCGCTCAGGCGGCCTTGGTGTATTGTGTGTTTTTCTTAAGTTGCCATTTTTCGACAACCGGATTGCCGCAATCGTCCTCGTCCGTAACAATGTAAGCAACGGTTTGCATGACCCTGGCATAACGATACCCAGTCATGCCGCAAACGCCGCCACCGCCAACCCAAACCTTGTGCGGCCATTCGTAGTAACCTGGCATATCAAGGTCGTCGTTGTCGCTGTACTCAAAATAATTTCCGGTGTCCTTTTCGATGAACACCCCGATTGTGTCTTCTGCGTATGTGAAAAAAGCCATTGTGATTCCCTCCAGGGTAAGGGCCGCGCTTAGGCGGCCATATCGTAAGCGTAATGTTCGGCAAGTTCGCGCCAGTTAACGCAAGTCAAGTCGATCAGGTCTGCAAACAATCCGCTGATCTCTTCTTGATCAAGCAGGTCGTAAACGTATTCTTCCAGGCAATCAGCAAGAGTCTCGACACTGGTCTCGTCGAAGATCTCGGTGATGTGATCGCCAAGGTGTAGATTGATTACCCAAGTTTCTCTGTTAGTCCATCCGTTCATTGTTTGACCCTCCAGTCAGTGTGTGGCCGCTTATGCGGCCTTGTCTGTTAATTTGGTTAATGCTTTGTTTAACTTCGCCTCGCTTTTTTCTAAAAGGCTAAGGCTTTGCGATGTTCTCTTTTCAATGTGAAGGGCTAGCGCCCAGTCGTACATTTTCTTTGCTGCTTTAACTGACTTGTCCATTTTGCTTCCCTCTTGGTTGTTGGTCTCTCGACCGTTGAGATAATAATACAACAAACCTTTTACATGTGTCAAGAGAAAGTTTACATATCCTTAGATCAATTTGTTATATAGTTTGCCGATCTTATAACCAGTCTATAAAATAAGGTTATAACGGAGGTTTGCTATGGACATGCGACACAAGCTGGATAAAGAGACCAGGCAACGACACTTTCCCGAATATGATGGGGGGAAGGGATCGAAGCCAAGGAAAAGTACACAAGAGAGCCGCGACAAGTTCAAGGCGAATTACGACCGTATTAACTGGGGTAATAAGTAATGGCCGCTACTAATGCAGCTAAACAGCGAACGATGCGTCAAGAGCAGTTGCGAGAGCTTATAAGCAAGAAGGGACTAGTGCAGAAAGTTCTTGATACAGCGCAGAAAATGGATGAGCAGGGGGCCACACTAGAAGCCACTGAACTGCAAGCAATGAAAGCTAGTGCAGATATACGCTTGAAGCTCATTAATAAGTACCTGCCGGACATGAAAACCCAAGAGATAACGGGCGAGGGTGGTGATGCTTTGATAGTGTCTGTGCTTAAGAAGCGCTTTGACGGCGTTGAATAATGCCAACGATTGAGTTCCACTTAAAGCCGCAAGGTAAAGTCCTGCAAGAGTTCGCCGACTGCCGCGAGCGTAATTCATTTATCATGGGCCCGCTTGGTAGCGGTAAGACAGTTCAAACGATACTCAAGCTGTTTGATCTAATGTGCGAGCAAGCGCCAGTGAAGGATGAGAGGCACCCTAATCACGGTGTACGCTTAACTCGAATCATCGCGGCTCGAAACACTTATTCCGAACTATTCAGCACCACCATTAAAGACTGGATCGAAATACTGGGCGACCTGGGTGAGTTTAAACAGGGCAACAAAGAACCGCCTACCCATCGCATAGCCTTCCAACTAGAAGACGGCACCAGTGTTAGGTGTGAGGTCATCTTCATCGCCTTTGATCGACCGGACCATGTTAAGAAGGCCCGAGGTATTCAAACAACATGGGTGTGGCTGAACGAAGCTAAAGAGCATTCGAAGGCTGTTATTGATATGCTCGATCTGCGGGCAGGTCGATATCCATCACCAAAGGAAGGCGCACGGCCTACACACTATGGCATCGTTGGCGACTCGAACGCACCGGATGAGGATCATTGGTATTACAAGCTGGCAGAAGAAGAACGGCCCGAAGGCTGGGCTTTCCATCGGCAACCAGGCGGCGTGTATCGGGATGGTGAGAAATGGGTAGTCAATCCGGATGCTGAAAACCTAACCAACTTACCGACGGCTTACTACTCGCGAGGTCTGCAAGGCAAGACCGATGATTGGATCAAGGTCAACCTAGCGAACGAATACGGCTTTGTTTCGTCCGGCAAACCTGTTCATCCGATGTATGTAGACTCGGTTCACTGTTCGCCTACTGACTTTGAGCCATCGAAAGACATCCCAATTATTCTAGGCTTCGACTTTGGTCGTACACCCGCGTGTGCATTCCTACAGCGTACGTCAATGGGTCGGTGGGTATGCTTCGATGAGTTCTGTTTAACCGATAGCGGGGCGGTAGACTTTGCACCGCAGTTGAAACGTTATATCGACGCTCATTACCCAGAGCACAAATTCAAAGGCTGGGGCGATCCATCGGGCGACAACAAGAACCAAGCGAATGCTGACACGCCGTTTAAGATTATCAGGGCGGCGGGTATTCCCTGTTCACCTACGAATACAAACGACCCTGCAATGCGAAGGGCTGCACTAGAGCTACCGATGAAGGAAAACTGCATGGATGGTAAGCCTCGGTTCTTATTAACGCCGAAGGCCAAGATGATTCGCAAGGGCTTACAAGGCGGCTTCTGTTATCGGCGTATACAGGTTTCGGGTGATCGCTACACTGACGAGCCGGATAAGAACGAATACTCACACCCTGTAGAAGCTCTTGAATACGCTCTACAAGGCGAAGGCGAGGGAAGACAGGCATTGGCTAGAGCGCAAGGCTTTGATCGTCCTACAACCGCTAGGGTGGCGTTTAGTGTCTTCTGACATCTACCTAGTGTTCACCGATGATGATCGGCACTGGTGGTCTGGCTTCCTGCATCCGTTCATTAAACACTGTTATGTGTTGGTGCCGGATCGCGGTCGATGGATCGTTTACGGTAAGACCGCTCAATACTTTGATCTTTTTACTATTGACGACCAACCGTTTAAACTTGACGAGGTGATAATTGTCAAAGCTAAGCGGAGACAATCAAGGCGTAATCTATTCATGTTGAACACATGTGTAGGTCACGCAAAACAAATTCTAGGAATCAATGACCCGTTGATTCTCACACCTTATCAACTATTCAAGAGGTTGAACAATGCGTAAACCAAAGGCACCCAAGAAGACGGCTCAAGAAGTAGCAGTTGAGCGCCGTCAACAGATAATGCTCGATAAAGAAATCGAAGAGCAAGAAGACCGTTTCCGTGCTCTGTCTCGCGGGAAAATGGGCAAGGCTAGTCTACTAGGTGGCGCGCCTACTTCACGGCAAGAAGCGGCTGGTGTTGGTGGTCGACGCTCTGGTCTTGGCGGTATGACCGCTGGCGGTGTCGGCGGCCTACTCGGTGGCGCAGGTGGTGGCGGTATGTTTGGCGGTGGCGCTACTACATCCGGTGGAATAAAGAACTCAAGATCGTCACTGATTGGCTTACAGCGCACGTTCTCATCTATGGGTAAATAATATGCAACTACCTGAACACCTGGGATCGTTCAACGATCTAATCACAAGAGAAAAGAAAGCCTTCGACTCTGAAGCTATGTGGCACACACAGCTCTCTGACGTGTATGAATACTTTCTACCTCAAAGAAACCTATTCGACCGCGAGGATAAGGGTCAGAAAAAGATGGATCGCATATTCGATTCGACTTCACTGACCGCTATCCAGCAGGGTGCAAGCAAGCTACAAGAGAACATTGCTCCTATTTGGTCACGCTGGGCTACCTTTGAGCCATCTGATCTAGTTGTTAAGCAGCTCGAAGAAGGTAACTTTGATGTGTCTTTAGAAGACATTCAGGGTAACTTGCAGAAGCAAGCCGAGATCATCTTTGATTACATTAACCGATCTAACTTTGCTACCCAGTTCTATGAGCATGCCCTCGATCTACTCATTGGTACAGGCACACTCCGTATTGATGAAGACGAAAGCGACGAGATGCCCCTTATCTTTAACGCCATTCCGCAGAAGGGAATA